AGAGTTGCTTCTTGCTACTGATGGATCTGTAGAGGGACTGCTTAGTGGACTTTCGACTAGACCCAATAAAGTCTCCGTATTCTTCAGAGACGAGGTATCGGGCCTATTCGACTCCATGAACAAACGGGATTACCTGTCGTCCATGCCAGAGACGCTGGCGCATCTTTACGATGTTCCACCCGTTTACAGCAGGCTACTCAGGAAGGAGGTAATTCGCCTTGAATCACCAGCCTTCATATTTTTTGGTGGTGGTATCACCGAACGGGTATATGGCAACATTACTGAGGACTGGATCGAGTCAGGGTTCATGCCTCGCTTTCTCATTGTCTCAGGCGAATTCGATAGAGAAGTCATGCGTCCAACAGGTCCTCCAACGGAACTTGGAATTAAGAAGAGGGCTATAGTACACGAGAAACTCTCTGATCTGTATGAGAACTATGCCAGTGAGGTAATGACCAACATCGGTGGGACTCCTGTGCTTATGCCCCCTAGAATCAAGGCTGAGCTGACTTCCGAGGCTTGGGCACGTTACCAGGCTATCGAAGGGGAAATGACAGTTAAGGGGTATGAATCTCTTGTGCGTAATATTGCGCTGCCAACCTTCGATAGAATGTCTCGCAGCATTCTCAAGATGAGCATGATTCTCGCAGCGACCAGGCAATATCCTGACGAGAACAACTGCATCACGGTAGAGGAAAGTGACGTGATTAATGCTGCTTGGTATGCTCAGAAGTGGGGACGGCATTCTATTGATCTTATCCTGGCTGCTGGTAAAGCGCCGAGGGAGAAATACATTGACCGTGTCTACAGGAAGATTGTCAATAATCCTGGTATTCTCCGTTCGATGCTGATGCAGCATCTTCACCTGGATAAGCGGGAGACGGATAACGTGGTGGATACCCTCATTGAACGCGGTCAGATCAAGAAGGAACCAGCCGGACGGGGAGTGAGGTACTTCGCTATATGAGGTCTTACCGTTTCATAGCAACACGCAAACGTGATGGATATAGTACAACGGTTCGAGCGCAGGGAGAAACCAAAGAAGCGGCTAAGACTAGAGTGCGTGAACAACTTGGAGAGGGGTATCTAGTACAACATTCAGAGGGCAGAAAACTCAGGCCTAGACGAAGGAGAGGGATAGTACCGTGAACATGAACGACTACCAAGACAAGACGCCAGAAACGGCAGCGCCATACATCGAGGCCGTCAACGAGATTATGCAAGCCCACAAACAGACTATAGAACTTAAACCAGGTACATCTACTGCGTCAGCTTTTCTGCGAGTGGGGTATTGTGCTGGCAAACTGTGTGGTGAGGCAGGAGAAGTATCAGAAGAGGTTTGGAAGGCTCTGCGTGATGATGGCGGCGAATTCACCGATGACAGGCTTATCGCACTCCGCAAAGAACTAGGTGACGTTCTCTGGTACGTCTCGCAATTGCACAACGAGCTGGGGCTTCGTATGGAGAGGACAATGGAAATGAACCTACGCAAGTTGCAGGATCGCAAGGAACGCGACAAGTTGCGCGGAAGTGGCAGCGACCGATGAATCCATATCTACCCGTTAGTAAGACCTACAAGAAGATACCCTGTCCTCAACTAAGATTCACGATTGCTGGTCGATGGTGGAGAATTTTCGCAGGAGTAACCTTCAAGACCAAGAGATTCCGTATGAACCAGAAATTCTACGGACACAGACTTTGGGTAGTACGCCTGTGGGGACAAAGAGTAATAGGAGTACAGACTAGGAAGAGCCACCGATGAATGAGCGGAGAGAACTTATAGAATTCCTGAAGTCGGATTTATACACCCGCGTTTGTGACGTTGGGCAGGATGGAATGCTTTGGGAGTCTCCTTTGAAGTGGGGAGTCATAATCAGAGGACCGCGTGAAAGTCCAGACGTACAGATAGTCGATCCGTTCGGACAGCTTTATGCTACTCTGAAGAACACGAATAGTTCTCAATTGGATTTGGTGCTACCGTGATCATCGGACTTAAGGGGCTTAAGAATTCCGGGAAGGATACGGTGGCTGCGTATCTGATCAAGCAGCATGGTTTTGAACGCAAGGCTTTTGCCGACCCTCTTAAGCGTTCTGTGGCTGCTCTACTTGATATTCCTTACCATGAGATTGACAAGTGGAAGAACGATCCTAACGTTCACGTCGAAGTCGTGCAATACGCTAGTAGTGAGGATGCGGCAAAGAGAGAGGGTAATTTCGCGTTTATCGACGGGCCAGGCACCTTTCGTCAGTTCTTGCAGCGTATGGGTGATGAGGCTAGTAAGCAGGTATGGTGGGATACATTTTGGGATGACTTGACTCTACCTATCGACGGGTACTATCACGGTAAGAAGATCGTAATTACAGACTGTCGGTTTGAGAGTAATGCCAGACGAGTCAATACTTGCGGTGGTTATGTAGTGCAGCTACGCAGACCGGGCTTTGAAGTGCAAGACCCGCACAGAGGCGAGGAATTGTTCCCGGACAAGATGGTGGACTACACGTTGATGAACGACGGTACGTTGGATGATCTGTACGACAAGATCAACGAAATGTTAATACACCTGGATAGGCTAGAACCTCGACATATAGGTGGTGGAATGTGGGAACGGGTGTAATGAGACTAGATGTTCTAGTGTGGTGTCCGAAGGCAGACGAGCTTCATTCTACTGTGAGTCCGTTCGTGATTAGGAAGGAAACTGAGGAACGGCCGGCTTATGTTGAATGTCCAATCTGCGGCCACAAGTGGGAACTAGATGAGTAGCGCAGAAGTCAACTACTATCAGGACAAATTTACAGAATGGTTTGATCGTTGGCAAGCCCTACCCAAATGGAGACTTTACAAACGAGCGATCGCTTGGGGTAGGTGGAGATTTTACCTGGAAATGATGAGTGACACGATAGCGATTGAGAACTACGAGCGAAAACGTGGGACTTGGGTTGTTGAAGAGCCTGTAAGCAGCGAGGGTATAACTCATGAAAGTGGACATAAGTGAAGCTGCCTAAAGCACCATACGCTCTTTGCGATAAGTGTCCTTTTAAGGATCGGTCGTTCTCTAGGACGACTGGCCCTGAAGATGCGAAGATCGCGGTAGTCTCACGTTCACCTGGACACTTTGAATCCCTCGCGGGAAAATCATTCAGTGGGCCTGCTGGTAGGGTCTTGGATCACCTACTGCAACTACATGGAGTGAAACGGGATGAGGTACTGGCTACTAACGTCGTACTCTGTAAGTCCGATGGTAACGAGAAGGGATTTGGTCTTGCTCAAGCTTGCTGTGCGCCACGCCTTGAGTCGGAGATTGGAGAGGCTGACACGGTAATCGCTGCCGGACGTGAAGCTGCATGGGGAGTCATAGGTGAAGCCAATATTGGAATGAATCGTGGTTACGTGCATCATAGAGATAGTGAAGCTGGTAAGGATCAGAGAGTCATTGTCACTAACAATCCTGCTGTGGTCGTTCGTGATGATGCCACGTTCCCTGAGCTTGTCAGAGATTTCCGACTAGCTATCTCACCACTACCAACTCCCAAACTTCCTAAAGTATCATGGACGGAGGACTTGGATGAAGCTAAGCGATGGGCAGATGAAATGTTTGATACCATTTCTGGAGGAACTAATACCCTCGTTGCTGTCGATATCGAAGGAGGATATTCTGGACTGGCATGTATCGGATTCGCAATACGACCCGAGCGAGCAGTCACTTTCGGTATCGGTCCATGTTCGGACGAAACCTTCCGTAGAGAATATATCGGTAAGCTTCTCACCATTGAAGATGTAAGATATCTCTGGCAGTTCGGAAAGTACGACACAAAGGAGTTGAAGAAGTTTGGCATCGCAGCGCGTGTCGATGAAGATACAGGATTGCTCAGTTACGCACTTGATGAACGTCCTGGCGATCCTGAATCAGGAGCGGGGGGACATTCTCTTGAATGGCTGCTTAAAGATGAACTTGGATGGCCCAAGTACGAACCGGGAAGTGTACGTGACTTCAAGAAAGGCAAGGGAGCCTGGTCAGATTGGCCAACTACTCTCCCTGATAAAAGAACAAGGATAGACTTGTATGAATACAACGGGATGGATACAGCTGGGTCCCTCGCTCTTTACCATGTTCTGCGAGAACGGGCAGTTCACGATAATGTTTACGATAGACCTTACAAGGCCACGCTCATACCTCTCAGCAATGCTCTCACCGAGGTTGAGAGCTATGGTAACTTGTGGGACATTGACGCGGCATGTGATATTCTAGAGACTGAAGTTTGGCCTAGGCTACATGAGTGGAAGGGAGTATTACGGGAGATTGCAAGAGAGGATGAACTGAATCCTAATTCGCCTAAACAGCTTGTCGAGCTACTGTATGACAAGTGGGGATTGCAGCACGATCTTGATAGACCCAGAGTTGAGCGCAATCCGATGCGAGCCGATCCACGTGCGGTTGACGCAGATGTTCGACAGGAAATTATCCGGGACAAGTTTAGACTCAGGAACGGAGTAAATCGCAACGGAGTCAAGGCTTTTGCTGAAACTCTGGATAGGTGGAAAGCACTTGATAAACAGAGAAACACCTACATCGAGCCTTTTACCATTCGAGCGGAGAAATCTCCCGATGGACGTATCTATACTATCTTCAACATTCACGGCACCGAGTCTGCAAGGCTTTCGTCCAAGAATCCGAACATGCAGAATGTCACTAGACCTAAAGAGGGGCTACCGAACATTCGACGTGTATTCGTGGCTGATCCAGGGTGTCAGTTCATTTCTGCTGACCTTTCTCAGGCAGAGCTTAGAACAATCGCTGTCCTCTCAGGAGACACAGAACTCCAAGCTATTTACCTCGACACCAATAGATCACTACACAAAGAAGTTGCTTCGCAGTTCTATGGAGAGGGATATACATACGAACAATATGTCCGCGCTAAAAACATTAATTTCGGTGTAGCATATGGGCAGAGCGCATTTACCTTCGCGCAGATGTATCATATGCCACAGGAGGAAGCGCAGGCTTACATCGACTTCTGGTGGGGACGATTTCCTAAGGTTAAAGAATGGCGTAAACTAGTTGAACAGCAAATGTTGGAGAAGGGTGAGCTACAGTCGCCATTCGGTCATAAGCGTAGATTCTATATAATCCCACAAGAGAAGAAGGCGTATATCCATGCAGTTAATCAGGCAATCAGTTTCGAGCCTCAAAACATTGCTGCGAATATTACTCTATTCGCGGTTATCCGTCTGGTTAATGAGCTACTCAATCCCGAAGTGGCCCAAGTTCGCATTACGGTTCATGATTCCATTGTGGTCTGCGCTAGAGAGGATCATATATCCGAAACAGCACAAGTTATGAAGGAAACTATTGAATCATCGGCTAGGGACAGTATCGGATGGGACTTCCCCTACAAGGCAGATATCTCAGTTGGGCCTACATGGGGCGATCTTAAGGAGACAGAATGAATACCACCCCCACCACCGACACACCGAGGCATCGTCAGAAGTCTGTTAGGGACTCCGAGGGCTGGTGGTGCGAGTGCCCCTACCATGCCGAGCTTCGCCAGGTAGAGGAACGCCTAGCGGAAATCGAACGTGATGCGCGGTGGATTGTCGGCCAGTATCAACGGCTAAAGGATGAGCCAGTCAAGGAGGTTGCCCTTTCGATTGTGAGGCTGGCTGCTGGTACGAAGGAACCCCGATGAAGGTCGTCATATGCTGGCGTTGTCTAGCGGCTTGGAGCTATGGCCCTGGGTGTCGTAAGTGTCCATGCTGCGGTGCTGGTACGAAGGAGTTGGAATGAGGGATCAACGTGACCCTGAAGAAATTGGCAAGCGTATATTGTCCAAAAGGAATAGTCATGGTGGGAAGGCGCCAGGAACCTCTTGTCATGCAGCCGCAGACGAGGTACTGGCTAACATGGAAATCGTATCACCGTCTGACAACCGATCAAATGGAGCATGTAGGATTGAAGGGCGTGAAAAGACAATTGAGGATCTGGTTCTGAGGAAAGACAGTTGAAGTGACGAAGTCTAAGGGAGTAGGCCGAGGAAGGGAAGGCGTTCCGAGGAAACCCTACTCAATCAAGAATGGCATGAAGCTTTGTGCAGGTCTTACTCATCCTGAGGGTGGTGTTTGGCTGCCAGCAACAGAGAAATATTTCTACAAGAGGAATACCGGGTTGTCGCCATCATTTCATTCTCACTGCAAACGATGCCGTTCGCATAGAGTTGCGAAGAAGAAGCTTGATTCTCTAGCTTACGGGTACGTAATGGTTTCCCGATTTCGTTTCGTCTTTGAGGAACTTGAACGTCGTCTCGGTAGAAAGGAAGCTGCAAGAAGATGCAGTATGGCGAGTCATCATCGTTGGCAAAGCATAATGGAGGGAAAACAGCGACGAGTCCAGAAACGTACTATTGAACGGGCTATGAATGCGCTATTGGAGGCTCGCATCAATAACGAGGTTCGTCACCGTAAAGATATTAAGTGGGGTCGAGCAGCTAGAGGACTCCCAGAAATTTTGAAGCCTGTAGATCAACGGGATTTGTACGTACCCACTGGAGATAAACAAATGGAACAACAAAGACGGTATAGAGGGATAGAGGTAGCATGAAGGTAATCGCCATTGACCCAGGAATTATGACGGGTTACTGCTTTGCCAAACTTAAGGATGGACACCTGACTTACGCGCCCTTTCAAAACGTCGATGACGTGGACGTATTGTGGGAGCGGTTGACGGAGTTTGAGCCTCGGTTCATTATCATCGAAGACTTTGAATTCCGTCGTGGTAAAGGCGGTGCTGAGCTATTTCCAGTACAATTGATTGGAGTGGCTAGATTGTACTCTGAAATTGCTGAGCATGATTGTGGGTGCTTTAAACAAAAAGCAGGCACAGGCAAGCAGTATTACACTAACCCGGCTTTGAAACAGCTTGGCCTGTTCAAGCGGGGAGCGGCGTGGGAACATGCTATGGATGCTTCGCGGCATTTGCTACAGTGGTGCATGTTCGGCTACGGAAACCAGTTCATCGGTAAGCAAAGTGCCAAGGAATTTGCTACAATGGTGGACGACCCAGGATTTTGGAGGGAGAATGCTTGACGACTTTTCAGTACCGACACCACCGGGAGCGCATGTAACCTGTGGAATTCTAGTTGTGCAATACATTGGTGACGATGGTGCATTGGGATATGGTGTGAGTATGCGTGGGGAAGAAAGTCTCACGGCTTTCATCGGATTGTTGGAGAGGGTGCAGTTCGATCTACAGATGGAACAGAGGGAAAGGGAAGATGCGTGATTTCAACCATCCTTTCACTCGTATCTTCTTGGCTCTCTTCTTTTTGTTTACCGGAATCGGAAAAACCAAGACCGAGTACAAACACTGGCCCGAGAGGAAGTTTAAGTGGTGATGGATAGAAAGACTATGACAGTAGGTGTGCATCCCAAAGATCACGAACTACTCAGCCGTTTTAGTAAAGAAGATCGTGGTGACTTGCTCAGTGATGGTTTGCATATGTCGAGATTACATGGAGAGAAGAATCGAGGACCACGTAGTTGTTTAGAAGATTCGCGGACTGGTGGATCAACGCTGTGGGGCATCCTATGGCGTTCACTATTGCTGTTGCCCTTTGTGTTATTTGGCTTGCTAGCGGGCCTCTATTTGATTTTTCAGACACTTGGCAGCTGATCATCAACACGTTTACCACCGTGGTAACGTGGATCATGCTGTTCCTGATTCAGTCGTCGCAGAACCGAGATACGAGAGCGATGCAGGCCAAGCTTGATTTGATTCTACATGAGATTGAAGAGATTGATGAAACCAAACTTGCACAAGTTTTGGAGGAGGGGGGTGATAGGGTAGACAACTAGCAACACTCTAGGAGAGAGTGCCTAGTAATCTATACGGAGGTCTTACTTTTGAAGCTTACTGCTACTATCGTAGCTGTACTCGCCTTCATGGGAGTCAGTGTAGAGAGAGCGGAAGCGCATAGTCTGAAGGAAGTACGTACTAGCAATGGACAGCACAAGTACGGATACGGTGAGAGACTATCTCACAAAGTACATCACGTAGTCAGGTCAACGTGGAATTGTCAGGAAACTCTTGGTAGAAAGCGAACAAAGTCAAACGGCAGGTACGCCAAACGACCCGTTGCATACAGGCGTTATGTTCTACGAGTATGGCGGGAAAGGGAAAGCACTTGTACGGATGATCTACGAGCCGTACTCACGGCTAACCTTAATTGGTGGCTTGCTACCGACTACGCCAATAAGATATTTCCTGGTACACGCGGTTGGCTTATTTCATGTTCGGCAAGTGAGGGTGGGCATACTTCCTGGGTACCAAACCGTCAAGGTTCAGGTGCAAGTGGATGGATGCAATTTATGTCTGGAACCTTCTATGCTTATGTATATGACGCATTTAATGCTGCTAGATCGAGAGGATATCTAGTCATGCGAAGTTGGATGAGTTGGTACTCACCAGCAGGACAGGCTATCACGGCAGGTTACATGCGTTGGTCAGGTAGGGATGGTTCGCATTGGGTAGGATCAGGTTGTTGAGTTGGGAGGGAGTTGAATGAAGCGTATCGCACTCATCGTACTTCTACTCGCTAGCCTTTTCGTGGCTGCGAATGTTGCGGTCGTCGAACCAGCACAGGCGGTTAATCCTATCGAGAGTGTGATTGATCCTGGTGGTGGAGGTAACTCATATTGCTGGCATGGTATCGCTGGCGTTTATGCTTACTTCCTAGATTGGCAAGCTAGGATGGTTGGGTGGTTCCAGTGTGTGTACGTAGGGCCGTTTGTGTGGCCGCCACTTAAATACAAGAATGGTTACGGCTATACAGCCTCGTACTGTACCCTAGGAGAACCCCGCGTTCTCGATCATGGTACTTACTATTGGGCATCAGCCGGTGGTTACTGCTAAGGAGGTAATTTGTGCGGAAAGTTTTAGTTGCGGTTGCGTTAACTCTAGCTTTGGTTGGAGCTTCATCGGTGTCAGCGGCCGAAGGTGGTGTTCCGCTGCCAACGAATGTAACTGTGTATTACGGCGTGTATTGTCCAAATGCACCAGCAGGTGTTTACGGTTGTGCTTTTCCTTGGGCGCGTGAAATTTACGTTGCGCCTAGGAGTCCTAAGAAGATGCAGGAAACGCTGTATCACGAATACGGGCATCAATTCGATTGGGATTATGTAGATGCGGCAGAGGAAGATTTATTCCTCGCTTTGTGGGGTCAACCGCTAGACACGGTTTGGAATTCCCCTGGCCCGTACTACGATCCCGCTGAATTGTTTGCTGACCAGTACATGCTTTGCTATCTTGGCAAACGCGAGTGGTATCCCGGCACTTGTAATTTGATTCGACAAGTGTACTTGACACCTGCACCACCTGATCCAATTCCTAGTCCAGGGCAGCATTAGATGAAAGGGGGTGATTGAATGAGTGGAGCTGGAGAAGAGCAGAGAGAGACACAAGTGACTGAGGAAACAACTCGGGAGGAAACAACCGAGGAAACAGTTACTCCACCTGCCGATGATGAGGCCGGTAGTGGTAGTGACGATTCAGAATAACTAGGAAGAAAATCTTAGGGGGGCGACACCGGGAGAGAGTACGGTTAGCCCCCCTAAGCTTTAGGTTGAAGAGACTGTAGTATCTCTGTCTACCTCAACCGATCCTCTTGAGACAGTTGTTACCGTTCCGTCAGCTTCCAGAATTTGCACGTCATACGGTAGATAACTCTTAGGCAATATCAAAGTATCGGCAGGGTCTAGATCAACTCTTATTTGCCCTCCCGCGGGGTTTGCAATCAAAATTTTGGTAGGATCATCTGCTGTATTAACACTAATAATTGCCTGGTTATCTGGATCACGTGTAGCACGTTTAACTGTGAACCAAGCTTTGGCTCCCGCAAGTGGGATCGGTTCATCCAGTTCCGTGGTCTCATTAAATCTGGTGGCGTATACATCGAATACTAGAGTGTCGCCTCTAGTGACCCTGATATCAGGCATTATCTAATCCTTTCAATTCGACCCTTAGCGCGGCTGGTGAAAATACCGGCTCTACCTGAACGCACTTCAACATCGCCCTGCGCTGATTTATGCACAACTACTCGGCCCTTCGCAACCGCTCCCGTTTCCACCATAATAGTGACAATCGCTGCTTCAAAGGAAGTACCAAAGTCAGCGCTGAATTTGAATTCTTGCCCTCCAGCAACAGCAGAGTCAATTCCAACACCTGACTCACTTGCGGGGATCGCAGCTGTTAGCGAAAAGGCATTGACTCCTGAGCCTGTATCACTGACTAGGTAGGCTACCGTGGTTGCTGCGTTCTCCGAACTAGTACCAGCTTGCGAGGAAGTCAGAGCCGCCGTCAGTACACCTGTGTTATTCACTCCCGAGCCAGAGTCACTACTATTGATAGGCGTACCTGTAGTTGCCGCATCTGAACCTTGTCCTGTTTCAGCGACAGATATAGTGGCTGTCAGCAATTGATTCTCAGTTCCTGACCCCGTATCTACTCCATACAATCGCAGGCTGATTTGTTCCGTAGTTACGCCATTAGTATCCGTAACCGTGATACGGACCACTAGCGTCTGATTATCGGCTCCTGCACCTGTATCAGTCTGACTAGGTTTGGCGTGGAGAGTAGCATTATCAACACCTGAGCCAGTGTCCGAACTGGATACCGGGACGGCTGCTGCTGCATTTTCAGTCGTAGTACCGTTAGTATCAGTGGCCGGAATTTGCGCCGTAAGCACACCAGTGTTGTTAACGCCCGAACCTGTATCCGTTCCAGGGATAGCAGCAGTTAGAGTGCCAGTGTTATTGACTCCTGATCCGGAATCGCTACCTGCGATAGGTACACTGACTGCTGCGTTGTCTGTGCCCGATCCCGTATCCGCGCTGAATACCTGAACGGCCAGAGTAGTATTGTCTACACCTGAACCAGACTCAGTTGCTGGAATAGCCGCGACAAGCGTTGCGGCATCGACACCAGTACCAACGTCGGTATCATTAACCGGCGTGGTCGTTTCAGCGGTAGCGATACCCGCATAAATGAACGGCTGTACTCGTCTACGCCGACCTAGCCTAGCCATACGCTACCACCTGGATGCCCTTTGTACTGCGTCGGATCTGATAACTTTCAAACTCTTGCGCACAAACGGAGGAGGAGCGGGAGCAGGATGGATAGCTATTGTCTGTGCTCTCCAAGCAGCCGATACGTCAACACTAAACGTACCGGGGTTTTCAGTCGAAGCATTGAGTTCTCGCTCAGCAGAAACAATCAAACCGCCAAGGTTAGTACCAGCAGTACCGCATGACTTCTGTCTAGGCGGTGTTGGTGTGTAGTTCGTGGGAGGCGTATTACCCCACGTATCATCGTCGGCTTCCTCGCCAGCCATACCCACAAACGTGATGAAGAGATAATCCTTGGCACCACCTGTAGGTGTAACAGCTGGAGGATCGGGTGTTAACGACGTACCCGTAGCAGTAGTCCCTATCTGTGGTGCTTGGACTACTGGATCTTCTGCGCCAGAAATTTCGTATGCGATACTAGCTGTTCTTGTGGCGGCTGATGAAGTGAGTGTAATAGTCGCACCTTCTGTTCCATCAGCTACTCTGTATAAGATCGCAAGACCATTGGCAAGAGCCTCGTCTAGCAATTCCGTCCAGCCTGCCAAAGCATTGAAAGTGGCAGATGTTGAACCCTTGTCAATGATGATAACAAACAGATTGCCAATAGCACCTGCTGGCAGGTTAATGACATGCGAAGTACCCGCAGTTATTGTGGCGGATTCAGCAGGTGTATCTACAACAGACGGCATTATCTACTTCTCACCACATTCCTAGAACGCAAAGGTATGATAGTAGATGGTGGTGGAGGTTCCCCGCCCTCAGGCCCAATTTGTCCATCAGTTGAAATTGCTATATTATCATTCCAAAGCGAAAGACCCGCGACATTAGCGGCTGTTGCCTGACAACCCGTTCGATAACCAGCAATTTCTGCACCGAGCACTAGAGAGCCTACAGGGCCTTTCGTTTCGACGTGATTTCCGATTGCTGCATCAGGATCGTCGTATAACCACCACTCAATTTCACCTACAGTTGTAGAGGGGACTTCACTCCATTCTAGTCGGTAAACCGTGTCCGTCGCCAGGACTGTGACTATAGTGGGATTCAGCGCCGTGATTATGGCGTCAGCGGCATTTCTGAACGTTAAGAGTCCAGCTGTTGAAATCCCCGTGCTCATAGAGCGTGATCCGTCAGTTATTACAGGTCGGAACGGACCAAACCACGTTCCTACTGTTGGAATGGCAGAGATAGCGAAGTAGGTGCGAAACCACGTCTTAACAGTTAACGCCGTAAAACTCCAGCCGTGATAACCCGTAGCTGTGCCACCGAAAGTGTGCTTGGCTGCAAGAAGTTCCTGAGCGTTGGTTCCGTCGAAGATTAGTGTATTACCAGATCCAATCGAGACTGCGTTAAAGGCATCGCCAGAAGCTCCACCAGAGTTGCCGGTAGAAATTGTGTCACTCTGAACTCCACCTTCGTAATTGTTCGCAAGCAAATTAGCCCGTCCCGAGATTGTCGGCACGATGGAATCTCCGTCTACACGGGCTAATCCTTGCTTCAGCAGTGAAACTAACTCAGCTTCACTACGTCCCCTAAGTTGGGGAGCTACCTTAATCAACATCAGACATTAGTGCGTCTCGTGTGCTCCTACGTCCGGACCAAATCCAAGTGGGAATTGTATCCCGCCGAAATCTGGGAAATGAACGAACGAAGGATTAGCTGTATCAACTGCTGGGCTACCAGCAACTACGCGGTATTCTGCATCAACGAATTGCGGATCGACATTACGGTTGTTCACCTTCGTCGCGCAACTACACGTATCATTGATGCTACCACTCAGATTCCCGAAGGTGATGTTGTCACTCGCTACGCAGCCACCGCCGCCGCACCCTCGAATGAGGATGCCGTATTCAGTAGAAGCATCACCTGTGCCATTGAATGCCAATATATTGTTGTAGGCGCGAACGCCACCGTTACTTGTTTCAATCAAAAGTCCTGAGCGGCACGTTGAAAGCACCGATACGTTGCCCCAAATATCCATATCCGAGCCAGAGCCGTACACCTGCATTCCGTATCCACAGGCTCGCATGATGAACAGATTACGAACAACGTCATGCCCTCTGCCCTGAATGTATGCACCGTGGGACTGTGCATTATTGCCCGACGAAACGTCCAGATTTACAGTGTCAACAGTATTACCATGAACGAGCGCGTTAACAGCCGTCTCCGCAAGGAAAATACCACTGGCGCCACAACGCTCAAAGCGGTTGCCCTTGACTTCGTTGTCGGTGCCTCGGACATTAATGCAGCGAGTGTTGAACGAGTCGTGGAACGTGATGTTGTAGAGCTTGGCCGAACCATATAGTTCAACGCCGCGATTTAGAATTCGTGCTCTCTCATCAGGAACCGACTTGAGCACACCACGATCAACTCGCAGGTATGTTGCGCTGTCTGTGAATGTGTAGTCGCCATCGCGCAGGCAGGATACATCGCTAGTGGTCGCTCCGGTAACGAACGATTGTAGTGCCGAGAAGTCATTAGTCGGCCCAAACGTCCTTGAGCAATCATTCGTAGGTGGCGGTGGCGGGGGAGGGGGTGGAGGAGGAGGCGGTGGTGGTGGCGGTGTAGTTTCAGTAGTACCTGTTACTGTAACTGTCACCGTTTCATGCTGAACCTGATCTTGGTCGGTGATTGTCATAGGTGGAGGATTGACTACAACTGTCCGTTGGTTTTTAGGAACAACCGTCGTAATTGCGGGTGGATCGAAAACGTGCAGCTCTGTAACAAAATGCGATGCTGCTACCCCAACGGGAAACAACGCAGCAAGCAATATGCCGAAGAGAATGTACCGTTTCATTCTAACCTCTCTTTAGACTCTAGCCCACCTTGCGTGGACGCGAGCATTCACTGTGACAGCCGCTGTCATTCTAACCACGAATCCCTCAGCTACAGGGAAATCGTATCCTTCACCTAGAGGGAATGAGTCCTTAACGATCATTTTATATGGATCGTATTCAAGAGCCTGTACTGCTACTAGAACAGTAGGTGCGGCGGTCCACTCTCTAGCAGCAGCAAAGGTTTCTGCGATTCTGGGACCAGACGTATTGTGTACCGTAACTGCGGTTGAGTTGGTTCCTGGCGCGTTAGTAGCAAACGTGGCCGTGCAAAACTCAACCAGCACAGGTGCTGCATCGGCAGTAATACCGTCAAGGGAAAAGCTGAGAGCCAGAAGATCAATAGCATGACCAGCATCAGCTTTTACCCCAAAGACAGATTCAACTGTGGTGAAGCCTACGTCGGCCTCTGTATGTGCCTCGTAGATTGACCTCATGTTATGAAATGGTCAGAGTTGCAGTAAGCGTCCAAGTACCTGTAGCCTTCGTACCCAACGACGCTACCTTACGGTTGAGCATAGGAGCTACAACAGTAGTACCCGTGGCATTACCGTTATCGACTCCCCATTCATTCCAGATGAAGTTAGCCTCACCGGAAGTGTAATCCGACTGATAAGATTCCGTCTGTGCAGACCTAGACGGGAACGTTGCATTCATAAGCTTGAACTGTCTGTTAGCTGCGCCTGCCGCAGCCTGCAAGTCAGTCTGAGTAGCAGCCTCAGCCGTAGCCGAGTTACCTACTCCCAAGCGTGTGTTGGCATTGTTGAGAGGATCGGTAGTTGCTCCATGCGTCTGATCTAGCATATGAGCGATACCTGCGTTAAGCAGTAGATTACCTGGTACTTCTAGACTTTCTTCGCAAGCACCGATGAGCCGCCTAAGCTCAAAAGACGACACAGGTGCCAGCTTAGGTAGCCACAACTTCTTACGTGCGAAGTCACATGCTTCTTCAGACCATTTCTCAACTACTGTGTGCCATTTCCAATTGCCTACTTCGTGAACTACGATTTCAACCATTTGCATCAGCCCCTTCACCTACGTCTCCTGAAACAACATCAATGGAAATAGGATTAGCTGAAGGCGGGATTTCGATAGGCGCATGAGCTTTGTCAATCGGTGCATCCATGTTCTTACTGATCGCCTTCTGATCCAGCAACTGCTTGATTTCAGCTTCACTCTGCTTGGGTACAGCGTCGTCGAGTTCCTTCTGAGTGATAGTATCTCCCGGAGCCTTCTTGTTATTGGGCGGGAGATTCACATACGTCAGAGCTTTATAAGCCATGTTCTCCCCTACGCTAGAAAGATGATTACCAGGATAATCAGGATTAACAGCAGTAGTCCACCACCGATGTACATTTAGCTACCTCCGTTAGTATCGGGATCGGTTTGAGCAACGCATCCCATTTTCTTCTGATCAATGTACTCATTAAAGCGAACCGCTCGCCTTCGCGTTCTTCTATCTGTTGGCCGACCAACAAGTACGAAGAACACTTCTCTGATTGATTCGTAGTTTGCCTTACACGAATCAATGCGTGATTGTTGAATGTCCGCAATTCGTTGTTTGTTTTCGACAGAAAGAGCCTCTTGTGATACAGCCTGTTCTCTGGTTTCTCTGAGAGCATAGCCAGTAGCAAGAGTGAACACGATGATCCAAACACCCAAAGCTGCCCATCTATAGGGATGAATAGCCTCGTATTTACCAGCTTCTCCTCGTGGACCTTGTGGACCTTGCCTACCTTGCGCGCCTCTACCTCCTTCACCACCTGCGCCGCCTTTACCTACAGGCGTGCCTTTACCACCACGTCCACCTTCACCACCCTTGCCGCCTTGCTGTCCGATGGCCTGCTCACCTTTTTTACCAGGCTCGCCTTCTTTAGCGTTCATTTAACCTCCTCTCAAATCACAATAGATAGAACTATCAAAGACCATGTAACAATGTTCAGTATGAGCGTGAACGTAAGCATACATGCGTTATGATACGCCCATAGTCTTAATCTACTCCTATGCGTAATCCACCAAACAGAGAGGTGCTGTTTAGTTGCGGGCGACAATACTTCCATGATATTCCGCAGATCATTCCTTTCATTTCTTGTCACTCCACCAAGCAATACTGACGCCGCATAGCGCGAGGGAACCTAGAAGAAACTCATAATGCAGGACACCCCCTAACACTTGCACATGGACTAGCTGAAAAAAGAACGAGAATAGGCCGGAGAACATCAGAAATTTCTCCTTGGTAACTTTCCATCTATCTCCGTTCCCATTTGCGCTAGTCACGTTCTACTCTTCTGTCTCGGCTTTAATGCGCTCCAAAGTCTCATTATCCATCATGCTATCGGACGCAGGCTCATTCTCCCAATTGGGTACTCTATTCGCCAGGATATCTGACTGTGGCGAACCCTCTGACTTCGCTTGGGAACCTGACTCTTCTGTAGGCTCCGCCTCCGTTAGATTGCGATCCCGCAATGCCTGCTGATGTATTTCCCCCATAAGTTGGCACACTCCCATCTGCTAGTGGCTTTCCTCTTACAGTCTCTACGTGTACTCCGTACCCTCCGATCACAACTAGATCGCCGGGTTTTACTTTCGAGCGATCTAGTGTCCAACTCGTAAAGCATTTCCTACCTGCTTTCGCGTTCTCTTCGATTAAAGCCACACTTGCGAGTGAACTGTCAATTCCTTCCACTCCCGCAGATTCCAGAGCGTAGTAGCACCAACACCCACACCAGGGCTTTCCGATTAACCACGTTCCACCCTGTGCTGTGTGTACCTGTGCCGTCTTGATTCCATCGGATCTAGTGTCTGTATTAGATCCCCACGGTTGTTCCGTGTAACCTACTCTCCTTTCCAAGTGTGCGAGAGCCACCTGACGTTTAGAAGTCGAGGATACCGGCGGTGGCGTGACAATATCCTCAAGTCCGAAATTTTGGTACGCATCTTCCAGAAGCTCTTTAGCAACGGCATCAATAGCTAGTGGGAACTTACCAGCATTAGGTAGCCCGTCTGGAATTCTAGCGTAGATCATCACGTTGAAGGTACGCTGGCCGATTGCTCCATTAGCACCAGCGATGTTGGCCTGTCTCTGGATTCCCTCAATACCAGACTTGCCTACATTCGTTTCACCATGAGCGAATGCGTTGGTGTATTCCTCACTGAATGATGGGGTAGCCATAGGCACTCCATCAACAGTTGCCCAACGGCCTAGATGCCACGCAATTCTCTTGTACGCTTTAACGTCCGGGCCAGGAACAGAACCACCCACAGGACTATCAGGTGGATAAAGTGGACGTGGGAAGTTCAGTTGGGGAGCTACTCCAACATCATAAACGTAGTCTCTCTCCCAATACTCCATTTTAACTACTTACCTCCTCAAAGTGTTGCATCTGATCGGGGGGCAGAATAAATGCTTCTTTAGCACCCTTCCGCTTTAGGATGAACATTCCTTTTTCAGCTCTGGCTTCCGCGCCCATACCTGTATCGACAGTCTTTCCCTTTTCGTTTGTAACTTCCTCCACAGTGTAGACAAGAGGTTCCGTAGCCGCGACTCTGGCTTCAGCTTCTTCAATCTGCTGTTCGGCCATCTTCCTTACATTGTCTGCCGCGGTCTTTGCAGCTTCATGAGCTTCAACGGACATTTTATTCCTTACCTGCTTCACTCGCACTCACCTCCTGTTCCATAACTTCAGCAGCTACTTGGTAATACTTCACAGCTTGTAGAATGATATCTCCCAGAACGTGATCGTCTACGTTGTCCGACTCTTTGAACTCAAAAGCTTTCTGAGTGATCTGAGTAATATCTTTCTCGTGGAAAATTTCAAGAATTCCTTCTTTATTGACTTCCTCGACCTCAACTGTCTTAGCCGGGAATGGGAACCACATTTCTCCATCATAGCTCGAAATTCTCAACATAGCTGATAGTTCCGTACCGACTGTTTGCACAAACGGACGGGACACGGAATATACTGTCGCTTCCTGTCCGTCGTGAAAAACCACCTTAGTTTTCCATGTAAACATCTTCTCTCTCCTTATCCGAGTCTACAAATCCAGTTCACGATAATACCTGGTGGGAGGTTAGGATGCGCTCCACCGCTACCTTGTGAGTTCGTGCCAGGTGCTTCCGATGGAATACCGTGATTGTGTGAACCACTAGGCCAAGTGTAGGGCCATCCCCAAATTGTGATGCTTCCTCCCTCGAAACCGTACATCGCATTACCACCTACAGGAGTCCAGCTTGATGCGAAATTCGCTACGCCTACCGAAATGGGATGGGCATGGTCATGGTCACCGACTGTAGTAACAACTCCACCGTGATTGTGTGAGTTTACCGTATGCGAGTGAACAGGCGTCTGAGCAAGTGTAAGCGTAACCTCCTGCGTACCGAATACTCCACCTAGAGTAGTGCCGTTATACGTGGACGTGATTCTGTTGGCGGCTGTACCGCCTGTGTCATCCTTACCGAATAGCGAACGTCCTCTCGTATCCATGACATTAAACGTAGTAGAACCGTCACCATTTCCGTGAGGATAACTAGCAGCAGCGGCGGCAGCGTGCATAACGGGATTAGATGCTCTTGAGATTGCTTGCCCATACATAGCAGCGAAACCAGTAGGAATACTCGCTTCTGCATATGGCCAAGGAATCGGGAATCCAGGCTGGAATAGCCTTTCCTCTACAGCAGCAGTCAACTCTGCAAGGCCCACTGTATCATCCTGAATTTGTGAAGCTCCTACAGAATTCGCAGGTAGAGGATCAGCACCAGCTAGAGCATGTTGTGCTGCATGAGTACCCGCAGCCGCCATTCCAGCTGAGGTACCAAGACGACGCATCGAATACGTACCGCTAGCTCCGTCTTTATTAGCAGCAGCTACTTCAACATCTGACACGGCGCCTGGAGCAATCTCACTTGTGCCAACTGCGTCCGTTGCGATTTCATCGGCGCCTACGGCTCCAGAAGCGATATGAACAGTTTGTACCGCGTCATTAGCTAGCTGAGTAGGGCCAATAGAACCAGCGGCAGGAGGACCAATCGTAATCCATGCTGCTCCGGTGTCATAGTAAATCAATGTTTGATCAGTAGCGTAGTAGAAACTACCAATCTTACCAGCCGCCGGTCTAGCTGAGAATAGTCCCTGCGAATATCTAGTTGCTTGACCTTCGATACCAAAAACGAGTAGTTGAAGATCAGACGGTACATCAGCAGGCTCATCTCTAGTAGCAGGATTGGGATAAGAGATTCCAAACCTTGTACTTGTAAGTCTCGACAATTACTTCACCTCCTTTACGTTCCTGGCGTATCTGTAAACACGCCCTCATAGGTTGTATAATCTGTAAATACATCTTGATAATCTGCGTGATTCTCAAAGAGCAACTGGTAATCATTACCATCAAGAATGGCATATGTGATAACGATCCCACCGGGCTTCTGGCTAATCATCGCTCGACCTACACTACCAAATCCAGCTGGTCTACTTACGGGATTGTCCTCCGTATAAATATACGGCGTTGGTGCTGGATTCTTTTCTAGCTGTGCTGCATCCCATATAATATTCTGTGTACCCCCAGAAGCTGAATCCGCCGGAGTACGAAGAATATACGCAACCACTTGATCAGCACTTGGATCAACTTGGAACGTAAAAGCCTTAAATTGCAAAGTGCCGTCTGCGGTAAATGTTGCTGTTGATGTTTGAACAACACCAGCACCCAACAAATGGTCAACGTAGAAATACCATTCTCTACCAGGAGCCATTTGAACATTGGCTTGCAATGTGTAGAATTCACCAGGATCAATGACTATAGGTTCACCATTAAATTTCAAGCCAGAATGAGTTCCGCCTTGAGGACATGAAACTACCACGCCCATAACTCCGTGAGCTACTGGAATGTTAGGAATGCCATTGTGACCTAATGTAGCTCCATTGATTGCACTGTGACTACCTAAGCCAACTTCTAGACTACTATGAGTGATTAAATTAGTAGCTTCCCAATCTTGTGTCGGTGTTTCATTTCTACGTGTTAGGACTTGGAGTTGATAGGCTGCGCCTCCACTCCGCTCGCGTAGAATAACAGTTTTAGTCCCCGTTAAGTATGGTTGAATTGCTCCTCTCATAGCAGCGGGGGAGCCGCGTCTAAATCCAGGCGTATCTCTGACTAGCGATCTAATCCTGGCCTCATGGTCAATGGTAGATTCTCCCGTTAGCGGTGAGGGTGTTGAAACTCCCACCAATTGGCCAAGCCAAGGCAATGCCTTGTAAGGTGTTTTGTCAATATTTAGAAGATTAGACCACGGAACGTAATCTTCTGGCGGCGGATCTTGTGCAAGATGTTTAATGGTTCTAGAGAGATGAGGTTCACCCTCCCACTCGTAGCCAGGGAAATCACCATCCACATATTCTTCACTGGGGAATCCTACGCCTTTACGGACTATAAAGGAATCAACGTAGTTGGCTTCTCCTTGAATGGGATCTTCAAACACCGCATAGAGTGTCATCTTTACTGCAAGAGCTGGAACCGTTAGATTCAAAATAGGCGACCTCGTCCAATCCTCCGTGTTATTCATAATCTGAGCGCCGCCTATAGAAGTTATATGAGTATTGTTGATGTTGTAAAAAGCTGCGATAACCCAAAATTGTCTAGGTGTTGTTCCTGCCTTAGAGTAGCTAGCTACGGCCCATTGTTCTCCAGCTACAACGGGCATAGCCGCGTCCAAGACAGTGACCACACCAAGATCACCGCTAGTGCCAGTAGTAGCAACTACCTTTGCTACCTTTTCTCCGCTATGAGCATCAATCTCATCGGTCAGAGTAACTGTGCCGTTCACTCCATTCTGATAAGGACCCCAATCAGCTGCATCACCCTCAAAACTCCCGATGGCAAACCAGTTATCTATTTCTCTACTAGCAATAGGATACTTACCGATCAATTCCCATACTTCTTGAAGTGGACCTGCAAGAGATTAGCAGAAGGCCAGAAGCGGATGGCCTAAACTGGCGTCGGTATACGCCAACGGGGACATAATCTCGTAGAGTTCTTCTGCTACTGGACTAGTAATTGGAACAGCCATTAAAGTGTAATATCTCCTGTGACACTCCCAGCAGTAGGCATCGGAATTGCTCCCGCCAACGTAATATCTGTAGTGGCGAAAGCGTCCGCACCGCGTCTGAATGTCAACGCTGTAATGTAATCCATCCCACTTACATTGTTAATGACCTGTGCTAGCTCTAGATATCTAATTACTGTCTGGTTAATCCATTGCGGAGAGAAAGGTACGTCTCCAGTTTCACGTGGCAAACCCCAATTGGCCGGAGATAGATAAGCAGCAACTGCTTCCTCAGCTCTTGTTTCTACATCTTCAGGGTCCCACCCTGCTACAGCTTTCCCAACAAAGTTCACATCAACCGCTGTATATACAGGGTCAATGACCTCAACGATAAAGTTCAACTCTCTGGCATCTTCCAAGTAAGCATCAACCTCATCCTTAATTGGAGCACTCAAAGCCAAACCGTCCTCATCAACCACCGACACAGTAACGGCTCGTTCCTGTCCATAGACTCCCGTAGAAGTCATCGAGTTGCCACCATTAGTGCCTGTAGCGTTCTTGCTAAGAGTGATCGAGGTTCCTGGAATAATTGAAACGACTGTACTACCGTATGGAATATTGGCACCCTGAATCCATGATCCAACGGTAATACCATTGAAGCTGGAAAGTGAGACAACAGTCGGAGAGCCGCTTGTCACGTTGCCAGTAAAGTTCGTAACCGTAGGTAAATAGTTGTCGATTCCTACGGCTCTCTCCACTTCCCCAATGTCCTGAGCGAAGATAGCAAAATCTCTGGCTAGAATGGGTCTAGGCGCGAGTAGTTGCAATCGAGTCCTGAGCCTATTCAAATACTCATCATCATCTTCTGCATCTTCTCCACCGGACGTTACCGCAACCAGCGTAATCGTACTTACGAAGTCAAGAGTATCAATCAGAGATACCGGGCCAGAGATACCTGAAGCGTCTGCGCCTTCTTCGATAGCTCTAATCTGAACACCATCGGCATCCGTAAAACCCTCAGGGATCACCACATCTTCGATAGTCTCAAATGGGACAGTCAAATCTCCCGTTACTTCAATCCCAATTTGAGTACCCGCAGGGATGGTGTATCCCTGGTTATCAATCATAACCCAATCAGTAGTCCCAACCGCAAATGTAGCCTCCTGTACTTCAATCCCTACGAGAGCGCCAAAGTATCTGAAAATATCTGTGGGAACTGCGCTCGCAACGTCTCTAGCTTCCGCCGTCATTTTAGCGACAGCCTCAATTAGGATGGTTTCTACATTAGCATCGTTAGGCACCCACTCGGGAAATACCGCCTGAAAATAATCGAAACTATCCTGTTCTAGAATTGCAGGATCAGTCTCGATCGGTACTTCAATATACTGTTCACTCATTGGTGTCCCTCTCTATTCTGATCCTCTGAAGCAGCTCATCAACTATATCTACTACTGGCTGACTCACTGCCATCTCAATCCTAGGTTCCCACACAACTAGAGCTTCCTGAATTCTACGCTCATCTGGATGCTCGTGGAAGGTCAAATCGGGGATACCAAACTCAGGCTTCTCAGGTCTATGCCCCTGAGGATATCTGAGTACCACTTCCACGCAATCCATGATTTCTTGTTCAGAATCCTGTTCAGCAGCAACAGCACCATTAGCACCGTCAATGCGAAATGGGATCGAAATGTGCGGTGCGTTGTATTTAGGCATTATCTACCTACCACCTTAAATTCTATGCTGTAATCGTTGTCGTAAACGATATCCAGCGGAGAACCAGAGTCTTGATTAGCATACAACTCCACGTAATCTCCTGCTACAAACAGATGTGGCACAGACAGCATCAGTACGGTGGGAACTGTACCTGCGGGTGAAGCATTAACGACAGCAAACGAGGAGGCATTATTTTTTACCACAGATAATTGACGGAAATTTCCAGCTACTTGTTCCTCAAATCTAACATTGGCGAATATATCGTGCCACCCGTTCGTTGGTATATACACTCTCGTAGGATTCGGCGCTGGTGCCCACATATCGGAATCATCTGTGACTTGAACATTAAATATAACTGCTGCTGCAATTCCAGATTCAATCTCCTGATTAGTATTACGCCTAACATGGCACTTGCCCGCAGCAACACCAGGATCAAAGGGCCACCAGGCAACTACGTATGGCATGGACTTTTCATCAAATACCACAAGACATTGATTACCACGTTCAGGTAGTGTGTTACCTCTAGCAACCCACTGAGCCGGCCCAAACCTATGCTTACCATCATGTGATCGTAGAAGCACTTCTACAGTGTCGTCCATGTTTGCAGCGTCGGTTGCAATGGTTCCTCGCCAAACTCCATCGAGTGTGTTTTCTATAGGGGCTTCTTCGTAAAGTTCACTCATCGCTACCAACCAACGTGTAGATGATCATCGTGACCCTCAAGAGTACTGCTATCGTAATGTCCAACAGGAACTACCAATTCATCAATGGGACCAATGAGCTGACTAAGTCCCAACACTACCTGATTAGACCTAATCCAGTTCATCGCCTGCCTAGTACGAGCCTGTGTGCGATCTGTGTAATTTCCAATGTCCACAGCGTTACCAGTTGAGTGTGCAGATACTCGACCACCACTGGTGTACTTGCTGTGATCACTCCTAAGACTCGTGATCGTGGCAGGGAATCCAGCCTCGGTAAATGCCAACAGGAATTGCAAAAGCTGGTCATTAACCAGACCCATCACAATATCGTTCTTCTGCGATGTTCTGGTAAACGTGATCTGTGCGCTGTTTAGTACAGCATCACGTAGCGTTTTCCCTGTCGGCTGTTTACCAGGCGCGTCAACACTAAATCCAGGCGATGGCACGTATTCCTTGCTATCTGCCTGATTGTCCCACAGCCCTGTAATATCTTCCTTCTTAGGTTCAGGCAGTCTCGGTCTAGGCTTCTTACAAGTGATCGTAGCTTTAGGATCGAACAGCGATCTACGAATCTCGGTGATTAGCCACCTACCATTAGCAGGGCCAGAATCAAAGATTTCAATAATAGTACCCGGTGGCGCAGCCCATCTATTCAAGCGCGCTGTTACAGTAATGACGGCATTCTTCTTGCCAATATCATAGTCGAAGTCAATCCAATCAACTCCGTCCGAATTCTCGCTGATTCTCATGCGAGGCGCACTCTTGAATAGGTGCGTATCTGTGGTGAAGTAGACGGTTCCACTGACCTCAAAGGCTCGCCAATTTACCTCAGCAGCTAATCTAAGGATGCACTCCCAAGAGTCCTCCTTCTCCCATCCCCTCCTACCACCAGGGAGAATCTTAGAACGACCGCGAGTGAATTGGTACTTGTCGATATCCGACTCGTCAATAGGAACCTGCCAGTTAGCAGCAGCAACATCTGATGATGTACCAAGATCCCCACCAGCGACACCAAAGGCTGTAACAATCCTCTCAGCTTCTTTCCTGTGAGCAGCATAAGCCTTAGGAAATGCGGAACGCTGTGCTGCCTGACAAACTTCCCAATACTCTGCGGAAGGATTGACTCTGTCATACGCCACAGCTTTATCGAAGAACCGCTTGGAGGCTCTTGGAATATTCATACGTTCAGCGACAGAGCCCCAAATATCAATCTCCTGGAACATACCTACAGACGAGGAATGACCGAAGGGGAGATTGTTAGCTGAGGACTCCTGAATTACGGTCATAACAGCGCAGACCAGAAGCTTGCGCTTAAGCAGCATACCTAGGCCAACATCTAGCATCTGCTCAAGGTTGTCAAGCTGATTTCTAGATGCCTGCTGTCCTTTGATAGTCAGTCCGAATTTGCCCGGCGCGTCATACTTAGGCTCTTGGTAGTCACCAAACCCGAAACCGGGCGCACGTTCCTTAGCTTTCTCAGGTTTATCCTTAACCTGTTTGGGCTTCTTCAAGTCAGGACATTCAAATGGAATCCGAAATTCCTTGACTTCTTGCACCAGAATTTGAATAAACCTAGCGCGTCGCATTTTGCCGTATCCAATAACGCGCCGTTCGTTATAGGTACGTAGGACAGCAATCTCTCTGTTCTCGAACGTTAGCTGAATGTCCTCTCCCTGCTTTCTTACCTTTACCAAGCGGAACCAGAGTCCATCGATCTTGATATCAACAGCCTGTGCCAGTCTACCTGATCGCTTAATCAGGCCGTAGTGGTCATTCACCGTCATAACAACGATAGAGGCACCTTCAATAGTCCTTACCACTTCTCCATTGGTGACAGACTCATCAAATCGCATCGTTGGCAGCTTGCGGGTGATGAACGCAAGCTGACTAATATCCAAGTCCTCAGAAATAAGCTCGCGCTGGCTATCCAGCTTGGAGAGCGCAAGTTTGTTCCGAGCCTTGTTAATAGATTTGCCCATTACTTACGGCCTTTCTTAGCCCTAGTCTTGGCAGCGGCAGTAAGTCTCACTTTATCAATATCAATCTTACTAATCACAATCAAGACAGCTTCCTGTCTGGCGCGATCCCCATTAGTCATCTTCATCGCATCGCCCCATTGAATGTCCTGAATGATCCAATCAAGATCATTGTGAGGAACTGCCGTACCAACTAGCTTAACCGCCGGAGGTTCCTTGACATATGGGAGTGCCATCCTCTCCAGCTTAGTGCAGTCGTACTCTACAGAGTCGTTCTGCTTCCATCCGTCTAGTACGATAGGTACTTCCATCTGCAACGGCTCTCTACCTGTCCACTGTGTCAAAGCTACTCTTCTAGGGCGAGGTACAATTTCCCATCCCCCGTATCCTCCCGTCGGCTTGGGGGGATCAGCACCCATCAAGCACGTAACACTCAGCTTAGGCGCACTAACAGTCTTAATAGTGATTTCTCCCCTAGCCATTATCTACGAGCAATCCTGTCATTCTTGTGTCTGAATACGATTTCAGCAACTTCTCTACCGTCGATATTGACAGGTACAGCTTCAAGCGTTCCCAGCATTCCAGCTCCACCTGCACTAAGGGCTTCCCAATTTGCGCCAGTAGGAGCAACTCTAGGAGCAGCTACTTGCTCAACCCCACCGCCACCACCGAACAATGCACCTGCGATATCCAGACCTGACATTTGACCCCAATCAGGCAACCAGTTTTCTAGAGCATCAAACTTACCACCGATACTATCTAGCGCAGCACCAACTCTTTCTATGTTCTCTGCCAGAAGCAAGAATAAGAGAACCATTGGACTCAGGAAAAGCATTAGTCCCGCGATGATCGGCCTAAGTCTGTCAAACTTGAACCATAGGAAAGTCAGCGCAGCCGCTAGAGCGATACCTGCAACGGCAAGCCAGAAGAATGGATTGGTAGCCAACATCGCAATCTGTGCTGCTACTACAGCCCAAAGAGTAGGCACCATAGCACCCTTCAACATTCTAGCTCTACGGGCCTCCATCACCATCGCATGTTTTTGAGCTAGTGTGTTCCATCTAGTCTCGACTGTGTTTACCTGAGTAGCAATCGTTTCTGCACCCTTCCAGAACGTGAGAATACGTATTACTGCTGCCAATCTCCTAGTCCAAAATGCGTGAACGATCTTAGCAGCGGTAGCTCTGTTGGTCCAGAGGAAGATGAGTTTTAGAGCGATTCTCTCAGCAACCATCCAGGCAACAATAAGCCTCAAAACCCAGACAAGGGGCTCGCCCCCGAGGTTTATAAAACCCAGCACAGCTGTCGTAATCTCAAGTGTTGCCCACGTAGCCAAGAGCAACAACTTAACGAACGGCATTAGCACGCTAATAGTTAAGCCAGCGCTATCTCTGAAAGCCAACAAGAAGTCGTGGGTCGTCCTTATCGCGGTCTGGAAATGGTACGCATTACCAGTAGCATCATCAAGAATCTCAACAAGATCGTAGAAAGTAGCTTGGTTATCCACTACCGCATTGAACATCTGTCCGGTGACATTCGTGACTCTCTGCAAGCCACCAGCAAGCTGATTGAACATTGTTATCGTGCCGCCGCCCAAGATAGCTTGAATGTCGCCTTTCAAAATCTCGAACTGTCCAGACGTGGTTCCAGCGATGCGTTCACTGATACCACCGTAGTCTGCTTCCAAACCAGCAAGAATCGCTTCAATACCCTGCTGTGCTGGAATTCTAGCATCACCAATCCTATTCAGCTGAGTTACATTCTCACCAAAAGCAGCAGCCAGATACTTGTAGACGGGAATATTGGCATTTGCCAACTGCCTAAGCTCCTCGCCCATCAATCTACCCTTTGCTCTCATTTGAACGAAAGCTAGGATGATCCTATCAATATCAGCTTGCGGACGATTCAGCGCCGCAATAGAAGCTGCTGTAGCTCGCAAAGTTCTGTTCGTTTCTTCGGCAGTAAAGCCGAATGCTCTAAGCTGCTGTCCTGCACCAATTACCTGATTTGGTAGAAAAGTAGTTTCTCTCGCGATCCTTAGGAATTCTTTAAGCTGGTCCTGAGCCTCAATCTCACTTCCTGTTAAGTATTCCAGAGCGATTGTAGTACGTTCAATACTGGCATTGAATTTGATACCAGTACCCGCCGCTACTGCACCTAAGGCCGTCATAGCAAGAGTGGCGTTGTATACGTAACGATGAAGAGTAAAGAGTGCCTGGTTCCACAAAAAGGAGTTGTGTGTAGCGCGTTTCATACCCGCACCAGCGGCATCTGCCGCAACACCCATACGGTTCATGGCTGCTGCGGCAGCATATGAGTCCCGAAGGAACTGACGAATACCGATCAGCCTCGTTCGGATATCTACGCGATTCTCAGGCGTACTCACTTTTTAACCGCGCTCCATACATCGTTGGCGATTCTACGAGCAAGCACCTGAAGCTGTTTGTCTTTTACTTCAAGTACCCTGTTGGCAATCACGACCCACAAGTTCCTCATAAACACATCTTCCATCTCAAGGAACTTGTCAATCGGCATACCTGCCAGTACTATAGCTGCGGAGGTTTCAACCTCTATACCCCCTAAATCCCCCCCAGCATCATATCCAGTTCAGAGCCGCCCTGCATCATCCACCGTGAAATCTTCGCGCCATGTGTAGAAGCTGCTACATCATTGCCACCGAACAGACCTAGCACAACACTTCTAGCTGTTGGAGGATCAGGCAACTCATTGGCAAATTGGAGATATTCCGCCAAGTTCGCATCATACTTGACAGGGAAATCTTTAGGTCCCTTATAAGTATCATGTTCCCTCAGCGGAATCTCCTCGCCGCCCTCTCTAACGTAGAACTCTTCACAAGACTCGATGATATTGTCAAGTGTAACAATCAGGTTAATTTCAGCTCTATTCTTAGTTCGCTGTCTTGCTCTCTTTAGGATATCGTCAAGTTCGTCGCCACTCATCAAACGATAGCGACAGAACAATGCCCCCTCGTAACCAGGGATATCCTCGTCATGAGTCTTATTCGCAGCAACCTGCTTACGACTCCTTCGCAGGCGATCAGCAAGAGACTCATTTGGGGAGGGAACTTCATCTGTAGTCAAAGCTTCCTCGACTACATCGACTTCCTGTTCTACTTCACTCATTTGGGCCTCTCTCCTTTCAGTGTGATTGCCCAAACTACGCTACAGGCTGACCTTCAGGAGTAATCTCCATTTCAACCAATGCAGCATCCGAACTTTCGGAATCCACTTCCGGTGGAGTCCAACGCTTAAGCGTACCACTCCATACAATAGGACGACCAAAAGCGTGTCCATCAATATCCAAAGGATGCTGAGAGACGACCGCTCTGGCCTTACCAACACCTGCAATCATCCTTCTTGACAGGTTCTCGTGATCCCTAACAAGACGATACAGACGACTGACAACAATATTCTCGACATTCTTACGACCACCGAGAGATACTGCTTCAGCCATTGCACCCGGATTGTACTTGTATTCCTCCGAGTCTACTGCACCACCAGACTTCTTATCCCATGTACCTAGGGGCATGAGCGGTCTGTTAGGATTAGTCACGTCCTCAACGGAAACAGTGACATTCCAGGTATCCTGCCTTGTTCCCTGAATAGTAGGCATTACTCATTCACCCCCTTCTATGTAGGAATAACGTCGGTCACGCGAGCCTTAACCAGCTCAAGAGTAATCTCTTCAGCGAACGGAGAAGGCTTCATCATGATGATTGCTCTGAGTTCAAGATTGGCAATGGTGGTAGGTGTGTTCACACCGGGACCAACATCGACCAAGAATGCTTCATCCGGCGTCAGACCGTAGAGACTACCAATAGACCAATACGGAGTCAGCATTCCAGTCAGGGCACCACCATACTCACCAATCTTTCGTGCCTGTCCATCAAGTTCGTCGAAGAGATAGCCTTCACCAATCGCATCTGCGACTGATGCAATCTCCATGACAAGACGAACATTCGCGAAGTTGATCCAACCACTTTCTGATACAGGATCAGCAAGTGAACGCCAACCATAAATACGAACACCACCGTACTTCATGATGATGGCATTATGACCCTCTTCGTTTAGATCCTCACGGTCTGCATCAGTAAGCGGGCCGGTAGCAAGTCCATTACAGAACAATGCTTGACCATTTTCACCAGCAGCCGGGGTGTTGGGCGAACCACCAACAGCATCCGTCCTTGCAATAGCACCCGCAACAAGAGCAGAAGGAGCTACTGTTCTATCAGTACCAGCGACAACTCCTGGACACGTGAGCCAAGGCCCATAAATCGCAGACCACTTACCATTAGCAAGCTGCAATGCCTGAGCCTGTGCAAGTAGAGTCGCCTTGACACTACTGTTAACTGAGTCAAGAATCGCAACTCTATTATTAACTGCTGCGTGATTCTGCAAAGCAGTGTGGTTAGTAGAACTTGTCCTACCAGGCATAGATACCTGACCAGGGCCAAGATCCTTAACAAACAGACCGAGGCCTGTTGTCCAGTGAGAGTCCAGAATGGATGCACGATCGTCTACACCACCCGCAAGGTTGAATGGGCCACCAACTGCGGGATCACCCGCAGCCACTTCATCAGTAACAACGATGTAGTCACTATTACTAGCCCATTCAATTGCAGCAACCTCATCAAGAAGATCGGGCGACCTTTCTAGTTCTCCCAGCGTATCATGTGTAATAAGCAGGACAAACGTGCCACCTACTCCACCAGCTAGGACTTGTACGTTAAGAGCATTTCCCCACTCGCCAGGATTTTTAGCTGCGACCTTCAGCGTGTTAGCAGGAGTAGAGTTCTGTAGGATAACTGAAGCTGCTAGTGCAGCAGGCCCAACGAGACGACCTACATACGCTCTACTGCCTCCCTCGCGGAAGAACACGTCAAGAGCATCATACAAGTGACCATACGACACTCTTGCTCCGTAGTAGCGTTCGTACTCGGTAAGGCTCGTAATCAACAGAGCCTCATTAACTGGACCCTTCTCAGTTAGTCCCTCAACAAACCATACTCCTGTATCAGTAGCAGCCTGTCTGGTAGGGGGTGTCTCTCTTAGTACTAGATTCGTACCGGGTCTTGCCATTTACTTGTCACCCCCTTCCTTCTGCTTTCATCAATATTCCCTGATCAACTAGCTCCTGATTCTCTTCAATCTCTTTCGCAGTGAGATTGAAAGTTTCACCCGGAGCCACCGTTCTACCGCTAGCCAACTGCTGAGCAGTCGGTACATGGAGCGGTACTTTGAAACTAGGCAAGTCTACCACCCCTCCAGGCTTCCATCAGATGGTCACGAATTAAGTTTCTCATATGCACTCTATCTCTATCAGTTACTTTTAGGAATTGACGCTTAGGCGTGGTCTCATAACCGAACTGGTGTCTGCCAGCGTAAGGCAGGTTAGTACCAAAGATCAGCTGTGTGTTGGATACCTGATGCGTTGATCCTCTTGCGTTCCATTTGGTGACACTACGCCTAAGGGCACCACTCATGTGTAGAATGCGTGGATCATGACCTAGACGTTGTTTTCTGAACAACCACTGTGGGCTCAGCTTTGCCCACGAACCTCCACCCCTACGACCTTGAGAAGAGAATTGAGTATCCGTAACCTGCATGAGATACTCACCCACGTTACGCAGGGCAGGAGCAGCATTAGCCGCTCTCTGCCCCATGCGCGTAAATTGAGTGGCTACCACCTTGTCGCCAAAGATTACAACTTCAAATCTCATTCTTCTTCAGTCACAACCTCATGGGGCACTTCAGGAAACGTAACGATAACCTTCTCGATTTCTCCAAGTTCCTGTGCAGCTTCTGTAATAAGCGGAGGACGCATGAACGTATTAATCGTGCCCTCTACCTCTACACCGAAAAAGTTACCAGCTGCTTTGTAGTTTGCGTGCTGATCGTCAATCGGTAGATCATCGTAGTTCTCATCCAGCCAGTAAACACCGACGATATCATCCCGACCCATGCTTTTGTTGTGCAGCACAATTCCTCTAACTGCGGCTGCGTACATCTTAACTTGGAAATCGGCTTCTTCCTCGGTTCTGGCAGCGATAGCTACTCCTACACCTACCTGCCATGTTGCCCTATAGTCTCCGTCACCTGTAACTCTTTCAGGAGGCTCTAGTAGTCCAGGACTGATCACAACCACCTTGGGCAGTTCTTCGCCCGGTAGGGCGTCAAACGTATTCCTGTTGGTATAGTTGCGTGGTGTAGGCAACTCTTCTCTCTCCCACGACATAATTCTCTCTATCTCCCGTAAATACATGGGAAAGTAGAGTTTCAGTAGGTCGCGTATCGCATACTCAATCTGGGTGGCAACTACGATCTTACCGAAAGCAGACACTACAGGTCCATACTCATCGTAAAGGCTCTGTCAGTGTCATCAACAGGCCAGAAGTCATCCTCACTCATCGCGGCAGTCTCGGTAGGTACTTCAGGTCCTAGCACGATAATACCGTCGAGGATCTTTTGGATCATTTCCATCGCTCTATCGTACTTTAGCTGAGCGAAGTTTCTTTCTTCAATTGTGAGATTGGTACGTGAAGCGTTATTGAAATACAGATCACTAGCAATGAGCATTCCAGCGATCTGTCTTACTGGATCTGGCGTATCATCGGGACTACTCCAATCCATCAGGGTAGCAGAATCTACCACACTCGATAGATTGGCCCGGACTACTCGGGCTATACTGACTTGTAGAATATACGTATTCTCTTCTGTAGCTTCTACAACGACAGGATAGCCCGACGTAGTACCTCCGGTGTCCCGACCCGGTAGATGGGCATTAATATCATCTAGCGAAGCCAGAATTTCAGCCATTACTGACCAGTCTCTGCTTCCTTAGCGGCTTCCTTTTCACTAGCACTCTGCTTACCAGCACTAGCCTTAGTAGTTGCTTCATTGACGCTTTCACCTGAGACTGTGCCCGAATCAGTAACGATAAGGGCAAGCTCCTGAAGCTCTTCCATATCCTCTTCAGGAACTACAGGATTATTCAATTCGTTCATCTTGGCCCTGAAATACTCAGCTGGAGCAGTGTCGTCAGCAATATCAGGATACTTCTCTTCACGGATAGCGCCGACCTCGACGAGATAGTCGAAATCATCCCCTACCTTGGACTTGGTGATTTCATCACCAGGCATGATATACTTAATAACCTGACCATGATCGTTAACTTCCGCAGGGAATCTACTCCATGCGTAATATGTCATCTGTATTTACCTCCCTTCTACAGTTTAGAAGGCACCAGTAGCAAATGCGTTGGTGATGAGATAGCCAGCACCAGCAGAAACGATCTTCAGATCCCACTTGTAGCTGACTCTAACGATATCCGCCTTGCGAGGCTCTTCACGCCATCTATCAGTAGGCCGTGTAGAACCATCAGGATATGTTTGTGCGAACGTCTTACCAAACGTGAACGAATTGAGTCTCGGAGTCGGATCAACGATACCAAGCCAAACGTCCTTACCCCAAAACGACACGATGTTCTGAGTAGCATCGAGGTTGTTAGCTGCGTTGTAGACCGAATCCACCGGAAGGATAGTTCCATCAAAACCAGTAAGGAGACGGAATGCCTCAGGATTAGTCAGGTTGAACGACTTGAACCGATCTACGATACGCGGATGATTCTCGATGTAGCTCATACCAAGAGCCGGAATAGCCAACGTATTCGGATAACGACCAGTAGCAGCGTAAACTGCTCGCATAGCAGTCATAATGTTGGAAACCGGATCTGACACCGGGAATGCAGGCAGTGTTGCAGTGTAGTCATTCCACTGCTGGGTACCTGCCAGCGTTACCTTGTTTGCAGCAGCATACTGTGCAGGATCACGAACGAGCGCGCTAACCTTCAACTCATGATCGAGTAGAATGGAACGTGTAGCAAGTGCAGTAGCATCCATTTCAGGATCAAGCTGCAAAGCACCACCAAAGGCAGCGTTTGCGAGTCCACCCTGAGAATTAAGCTGTTGCCTCTCTTCATCAAGAATAGGAACCTGAAGTGAGCGTTCCCTAGTGAAGAAGATATCCTCGCTCCACTTAGCACCCTGAATCTCGTTAGCAACCGTACCTGGCTCACGCGCCGATTCAAAGATCAACCAGTTTGATCTATCGAACACGCGATACCTTCCTGACTGTGTATCTACAGGAGTTACAGGCATGATACGCTCGCCATAGAGAGCCTGATCCTGATAACCAACCGAGAAGTTGGTCAGAATAGGATCTTGATAGAGTGTACCAGGATCATACATTTAGTTTCATTCACCCCCTTCTATATTATGGAGAAAGGATGCCATCAGTATCAAGACGCAGAGAGATACGATCACCAGCATTAGTAGACGGGTGACCAACGCATGTACCTACAATACGCTCACCAACAGCAGCCGTCTTTACACGACCATCAGCAGCCAGCCCAACAGCGGCACCAACTGCAATAGCACCAGATGCTTCAGCTTCTGTAATACCTGCAACTCTTACCGACGCACCCTTGCCTCGAAGTAGCTCAGCAGCCGAAACAGAGAACTGATGAAAACCAGCAATACGATCACCGATAGCAGTTACGGGCGTAACTACCTCAGCAGCGGAGAACTTACAAGCTCTGAACTTCACTGCTGTAGTAGCTGGTGCGAGCCTATAACCCTTGTCAAGTACAAAGTTACCAGTAGCCATTTAGGTTAATACCTCCTTCCTAGGCTGGAACAGTTTGACGATATGCCTGTGCCAGATCAGGATGCTTCTTAGCAGCCTGTTCCATTGCATCTTCAAGTGACATACCTTCGTTGTCCTTCTGAAGCTTACCAACAATTTCAGCGAAGATCTTACGAGCCTGCGCAACACCAGTTGCACTGGACGTATCAACTTCCGGTACATCATCTTCCTTGGTACCACTACCAATCTCGCCCATCTGGACCAGACCACCGTTGGTAATAGTCTTGATGCACTCTTCAAAGTCCTCGATAGTTGCGGTACCTTCAGAGAACTTCGTGTGCATCTCAGCAATCTTGTTCTGTGCGCCAGCACTAAGAACCTGATTGGTGTCAATCAGACCATTACCTACGGCCTTACGGACAGTCTTGACGCCTTCAGAGAAAGCCTTTGCACTATTCATACGATCCCGCTCCATGAGCCTATTATGCTCAGCCCAATAAGCAGGGTACTTCTCTGCAAACAGCTTCTCTTCAGTCTCCTTGTCAACCGACTCGCGCATCGTGGTCAACTCACCCACGTTACCCTTAACGGCCTCAAGAATCGCGTCAGGTGCCGCATCAACAGGAAGCTCCAAAGTACGAAGAAGCTCCTGTGCCTGAGTCTCTGCAAATACGTACTCACCACCTGCCATTCTTTTACCTCCCTTCGCGCTATTTGAAGTTACTGGCGGTGTTGCTTCTTGATCCGGTGGAGAGAACCTTCTCCACCCTTCCGTGACTGCTGGGTCATCTGAGTTATCTCCTTCTTTACGTGGCTCAGGTGGATTACCCGAACCCGGCTCAGAATGCTCCAACTCCTTAACCTCAGCTAGTTCACTGAAGTTAATCGGCATCATCTTCTTAGCCACAGGACGATTAGTAAGACCTCCACCGATAATAACGTCGCTGTACTTATTACCATCGGTATCCTTGTGTATGTCCTCCCATTCCATAGACACGTACTTCCAGTGTCCATCCTCAATGTCCTTCTTTGCTTCCTCCGTGAAATCCACGAGTGCATACAAAGCAGGCACAGCAGGATCGGCAGAACTAGGCTCAATCTTGAAGTCCTTGAACCATCCAGCAGCTTTGTTGCCCTTAGCTGAATCAAAGCCATGCTCAAAATCCAGAGCAATATCTACACCACGTACTCCATCCTTAAAGTTCTTGATGAAGTTATTGAGCTTTTCCTGCGTAACTTCAACATCACCGTAAAATGGGGTATCGTAAGTACGTGCAGGCAATGCTTCAATCCACTTAGGGCCATCTTTCAGTTCACTACTATCCGGTGTTACTTGAAGGATCTGTTCAGGCACTTGGTTGAATCACCTCCTTTCTAGCTCTATTAAAGACTTTGGTATCTTGCCACTTGACTTGATTCGTGTAGCAATTCTCGATCAGGACTTTTTTATCGGTCAGCTTGACAACGTAATATAATCCCGCGCCAGTGTTGAAATATGTCCCAACTTTGAATTCAGAACTAACTGGCTGCGTTGGGGGACTTACCGACGTATCCGGTAGTTTCTCCTCTAGCATTGCCCTGCCTCGGATTGGGGATTGCGTCCTTATTACCACTCCCATTACCATTACCACTAGCCTTATCAGCGGCAGCTTGTGAATCGACCCCGCTGGTACCAACTTCTGGCGCATCAAGCTGACGACGAAGCCAATTCTCTGTAGCAGTATCTCCCTTAGTGAGAGCATCCGAACCGTAGAGATTGGCAACAGCTGCGGCGAACATCTGGATATCACGAGTCTCGCCAATGTTTCGTACCTGTAGCTTGGGGAACCTATTCGTCGGATAGTTCCACACCACTAGCTGCGGGATCAGATACATATTAATTTCATCAGCGATCTGATTTGCTACATATTTCAGTGACTTCATGAACATATCACTCTGTGTAGCACCAGTAGCTCTGCCCCCTCCTGTAGTGGTTGCGCCCAACGATACGAACTGTCCCAACACGTTCAGGAGGATCATCGTGTTGTGATGATTGGCAGATTCCAGCACATCGACCATCGTACCTTCAAGCTTGATGAAATCGACCTCGACATTAGGAGTCTCAAGAACGAAGCTCTCTTCGTTGGTTCTCAGGTTACGAAGGAGCCTTCTGAGGATATTTTTGTCGCTAGGAGTGAAACCCGGCAGCAATTTGCCTCTTGGGACACCAATTGCGTGTCTCTCCTTCTGAATACTGTCAATCTTGTACAGATGTGTCTTGTAATACCAGTGTGGGTAAGCTGTACGCAGCAAACTCTTGCCTGCAAGGTCTCCACCATACCTATTAAACGTGAAAATCATGAGCTTGTTGATAGGAATTTCGACTTCATCCACGGACTTATCTTTTCTAATGGCATTATGCCGGATTCCTTCAGGACCTCCGTTATCATCGTACAAGATTTCGGAGATACTGGAAGCCGGCCTAGGTGCCAGTTTCTTCAACATCGTGTACTTCTTGGCATTAGCATTCTTACGCTTAGGTGTCCACTCCCGTTCCTCGTAAACAGGTTCCAGCGCGGAGAACCCATCCTCGTACATATGAAGGATATCTTCAAGCGAGTTCAGGAAGGGTGAGTTCATACCTTCAAAAAGGTTGGCGCTAATGAATTCCTGAATCTCTAGGTCCATTGGATCTTGACCATATGGCTCTACGAAGAATTCCGCACCAAGTACCGGAGTCTTGTAGAGTCTCATCGAAACATCAACTCCAGCGTCAGTCATCATTCTACCGTAAGTCTGTGTACGCTGGAACTGTGTTGCTAGTTCTGGAACAATCTCCCGTAGGCGCGTTGGCTGACTAGAGCCGGTCTCTTCATCCAAAGGTGGTCGTTCAACATTTTGCAGACCAGAACTAGAATAAGAACTACCAGTCCCTGCTCTGCGTGGCTGTACTGGCTCGGGCTTACGAGCGGCGAAACTTATACCTGGGCTTACTGCCCATTCTCTAAGGCCCATAACGACCTCCCAACGTCAGCTCCTCTTCAAGACGTACTGACGTACTACCTGCTAGCGTCAGGAATACATCTTGACTCTCACTGCCAGCATAGTCTTCACCATAAACATCGGAAAGGTGACTACCAGCACCAGCAACGAAATGTGGGCCAACAAAATATCTAAGAGCATCACAGCAGTGATCGTCAACCTTATGCTGAAGGTTGCCGTCGCCGCCCTGCTCATTTAGATCCTGCTGTGAGTTCCTAGCCAGTGGCTTTACATGCAACTGTGGCATCTCACGAACGAGGTTAGTACAACTAGGATCAATTACTAGTCTAGGCTGTGGCCTAGCCTTCAAACGTCGCTTAATCTCTTCTACAGACTGCTTCCAGGGTACATCAAACGAACCTATATAACCTAGAATAATCCCCAACGTAGCAGCTTCGTCTGCTCCACGCGGATCGCCCCATCTTGCGTCTACTCTATAGTTGGGTGGATTCTCCCGTTCCTTTAGTGCCTGTCCATGTTCCATCGTGGACTTGTAGCGCCCATAGTATTCACGCCATACATGAACAGATTCGTCCGCTGCCACTTGAATATCCAAACACACAAATGGATTGACGAATCCATAGTCGTAGGCTTGGTAATTGGGGAGGGCAGGATTGTAGACGACTGGTTGTACGTGGATACTCTCATCCCACTCTTCATAGATACTCCCTGTGACAGCAGTAAACGAGGCTCCGTATTCTTGATCGAAGAAAATCTTACTTACGATCTGTCTTACTCTTTGAATCTCATCATTCTCTAGACCACCTGGATAACGAACGGCGTTAGTCCAAGTAGGAAAGCTCCAACTGCGATAATCAGGGTGGTGCGTCTGCGTACCCACTGATGTTTGCCCGAGCATCCACACACCATGATACCAGTTGTAACCCTTAGGGGTACTGGGAAAATCCGCACTTCCTCTAAGGTCTGACAATGCTGGTTCAATGTACTGTTCCCACGTAGACCTGCTGTGCTGAGCGGCCTCTGACATGATAACATGAGAAAGCCCTTCTCCTAGTAGTGATGCCTGTTTCTCTGCACTTACTACCTGTACTACAGACTTCCACGGAGTCTGAATACGCATATTGCCTTGTTTGGCATCGTAACTCTTCTTGCAGTGTTTTAGGAGTCCCAACTTCTCATAGTCATTCCAGACTACGCGGAACTCCTTTTCTCCCAGGCCGTAAGTCGGGCCAACAATCCAGTTATACGAACTAGGCACGAACGACTTGTATGTCATTCTCCTGCCAGCAGCCTGTGATTTCCCCCAACGTCGGCCACAACAGGGAATGTTGAATCTTGCGTCGCTAAAGAGATAATCACGCTGCCCATCGGAATGGGGCTTAAACTCGATCGCATCGAGCAACGTGGGAAAATCTACACCAGGCTCAGCTTGTGGTGTTGCCTGGCTCACTTTTGAAGCTTGCTTAGGGCTTCCATGATGGGATCGCCGTCCTTCTTGGCATCTTCAAGACCCCTATCGACAATATACTTAAGCAGGTCTTTACGTACAGACTCGCTTTCAGCATTATGAGCCAGCCATACGATCTGAGCAGCAGCCTGAGCTGTGTTTTGCTTGAAGAACTCGTGCATATGCTCAGTCAGGTTATCTGGGTCAGTCTCTACAGACGACTCAAACTCCTGTTCAACAGCAGCACGATACTGTTGAAGCTTCTCATTCAGAGATTCCTGAGTGAGACTCTCATCCTTCATAAGTTCCTCAAACTCATTGGATTCAGGTTCCATGCTTGAGGTTTCCCCCTTGTCGGGTGACGCCCGCATTGTACCTACGTTACTCAGTCGTCAGTCGGTTACGTATATTGTCGGAAACAAAAACAGCGATCGCAGTTAGTGGTGGATATACCCGCTTCAATGTCTTAGTTATCTTTACAGTCTCTTTACATATTATCCTTGTATTCCACGGACACGCTGCTACTATGTAGTTAGGTCAGTAAAACATAGTCCACTAGGAACGGAGGGACGCACAATGAACGCCAGTCAGAAACGGCGGATCGAACGGGAGGATCAGGAGCGTAGGAATCAGCGTCTGATCGAGGAGTTTACTTCGATTTTCGATAGTAGGATCGTTGAGGTAGGAAAGGGCGATCTTCCGCCAGACTTCGTACCTAACCACAATCGTAAGGTACGCGCATCAAAGGATTTCTGGTCAGTGTCTGGGCGCGTGGTCGGAGTAGCGCCGGGTACTGAGACTGAGACGGGCACTGGTTGTACGTATCGCAGGCGCAACTTGTATGACCCTAGTATCAACGAGGTAGTCCAGATTACCTCACGGGCTAGGACTACAACGGATGCCGCTACTGAGGTACCACAGTCAGACACCCTGAAGTATCAGCATATCATCGGGAATATCGGGAACATCGAATAACGGGAGTACATAGATGGTAGGGTATGGGGGATATCCCCTCATACCTTACTGTCTCCTAGACTTGACTTTACAGGATTCGTCCTGTAAAATGGAGTGTAGGAAAGGAAAGGGGATAACATGGAAGGTCTTAGCCCCAATAAAATTAAAGAACTAATGTCGGGGGCTCGTAAGAAAAACCCCGCACAGAAAGGTTTTGCTCTGATTCGTACAGAATCCGGGCTGGAAAAAGTATCACTGCGCGATATCGAAGGTGTCGGAGGTTTTGAAGGAAAAACCGGCACTGCACGAAGAAGTCGCAAGGGTCGCACATACCCCGCTCCGAATGGTAGGCGGTTTTACGCGCCTAATTGGCAAGACGACGTAGTTTTGTATTGTCAATAACTCCGGGAGTAAGGCGGGCGACGAACAGGTGTTCCTCTCCACCTTAGCATCTCTACATGAGCGGGAGGGGGGGAGATTCGGGAGTAATACAAAGTCACCATAAGTTCGTATTGTCAATTACTCCGGGATAAGTACTAGAGAGAGTAACATAAGATGATAAAGACGACTTCGGTTAGACATAAGATCAATGGAGTTGCGCCATTCGCCAATTGTGGCGACCGTCACAGCTACGGATGGCAGGAAGGATACACATGGTAACGGTTAAATACACCATTGCTGGTGCTAGCAATATCCTGACTAGGGATTTCCCCTCTGTCACGGATGGCGCTAGGTTTGCGATGCGGTGGCGTAGTTCTAACAGTCAAGGTAACTACATCGCTAAGGTTTTCAAGAACGGGAGAGAGTTGGCCGTCTAGCAGATAAAAGCGCCTGTAAAACTTGACACAGGCGTTTTCACCTGCTACAATCGGTAGTAGGGAAGTAAGGAACATACAATCCAACGGGAGGCTATACACTATGGCCGGTACTAATGGCAATGGTGGCATGACGGGTCTTTCGCCTGAGCGTATTGCTGAGCTTATGGCGGGTCGGGCACGGAATGTCTACAAGACTA